TCAGACTGTGATCAAACCGTGGTTCCGCAGCGCAGCAAGAATCCCCACGATTGCTCCCCGTGCAGCGGTATCAATCGTGGCTCCGCCGACAGGATTCGCGATGGCTGGCTGCCGGGCTCCCACGACCTGATCACCGCCGATGACTAGTCTCTGCGCAGGCAGGACGCCCGCTTCCCACACGCCCCCGATCCGCACCGCCCATACCCCCTCGTCGGCAATCCACATCGTCATTCCGTCGATCGCAGCGGTGAAGCGCCATCCCCCCTCGGTCCAGCGGGCGACCGCACCCGCCTGCCCACTCCACGCACCAGAAGGCGAGGCGCCGACAATCCAGCTCTGCCCCGCCACCGGGCTGGCAGGCGGGCTCGTCGTGCCGAGCGATTCGGCGATCGGCTGGACCAGCGCCTCAAGCGCGACGATCGCCTCGTTATGGCACAGCTCTTTCTGAGCCTGCCCCGACGCCAGGAGGGGCAGCGAGAAGCGCGGTGTGGTTTCGCTCATGGTTCCGTTTTCCTCGTCATAGGGTCCAGCTGGCGCCCACCGCCGCCGATTCTCCGCGGGTGCCGAGCTGCGTCACCGCCGCTGTGATCGCGACCGTACCGGCCACCCCATCGGCGGCCTGGTCGGCAGGCGAATAATCGTAACCCGCCACAGCCAGCTCCATGCTGCGCGCGCTCCCGATCGATGGCGACAATGCCAGCCGATAGCGCTCGACATCCTCGCCCAGCGGCGCATCTCCGCCATCAAGCCACGCCCAGCCTGCCCGGCTGCGCCGCACCCACCCGAACCGGATCGTGCCGTCGTCCAGCCGTGTCGCGCTGAGATGGACCGGCGCCGGCGGCCGCACCGCGCGGCCGATTATGGTGAGGGATCCGGCCGCGGCGATCCCCGCATCCCCCGGCCCCACGGCCGTGGCCTGCAGGACCGTGCCGATTGCCGAAAGCGGCACGTCGAGCGCGCGCAACCGCGTCGGATCGAGCAGGACGAAGGCCTCCCCGGCCATATGCCCCATGATCGCCGCTTCGCTTCCCTGCCGCCCGCGCACCAGCCGGCTCAGCCGCCAGCGGCGCGCACCGGTCTGCACGGCGCCACCGAACTGGAACAGCTCATCGCCCAGCAGCGCCAGATTGGCTCCGCCGACCAAAGCAGCATCGTCCGCACCTTCCAGCGCCATGCCATCGTGAAGCAGCTCGACCTCGACGCTGGACACATGGTCGAACAGGGTAGCCGGCCCGGTCCCGAGCGCATCGATCGCATGCCCCATCACCGCCGGAAGCGAAGTCCGGCCGATCGCCTGCCAGCTTGCGCCACCATCCAGGCTCTGGCTGGCGATCGCGCGGCGCCAGCCCGCGCCCGTTCCCGCTGCGGCCAGCCAGATCCGCGGTGCCACCGCACCATCGTCGGGCGCCGGCAGGTCGAGCAGGGCGATCCGCGTCGCACCCGCCTCGGCGTCCGGATCGCTGGTCGCGCGCCCGCTATCCGCCCCTGCTCCAATCCCGGCCGCCGGACCGGCGCGGATGAGCCGCAGTTCCAGCGTCATATGCTCGAGCATCCAGCCGCGCACCCGCCATTTGCTGCCATCGGCCAACGCCACCAGCGCGCCCGCTCTCGCACCGATCATCCGCCACGGCAGCCGCACGCTTGCGCCGCCGCGCTCGCGCCAGGCCCGCGCCAGCCCAGCCTCGGCCAGCCCCTTGGCGGTATCGGCGGAAAGCGCCGCCGCCAGCTCGATCCGCTCCTCGCGCCGCCCGATCCCATCGCGCCGCGCACGCTGCAACCCAGCCTGATAGTCCCGCGCAGGCTCGAAATAGGTGATCGCGACCGCGTCGGGCAGCGTCCCCGCCGACGGACGGTCGCGCACATGTATCGGCTGCGTGCGCCCCTCGCCATCGCTGCCGAACAGGGCCTCGTCCAGCGCAGTTACATCTTCGTCGCCGATTCGCAGGATTGTGCCGTCGTCGGCCAGCGGCATCGGCCAGGCTTCGGCCAGCGTCCCGATCGCCCCGCGCACGCTGTCGCCGTTCGCGGCATAGCCACCGACCGCAGTATCGCTCCCGCCGATGATCGCCCCGTCCGAAAGCTCGGTGGCGATGGTGGCGATAGGAACCGCATCCGGATCGGCCGTCACCTCGAACGTTAGCGAGGGGATCCGCCCCCCATAGTCTGCCAGCTGCATGTCCTCGAACACCGCATAGGCGATCCCGCGATGCGCGGGCGTCACCCCCATACCCTCCGCGCTCGCGATGAGCGGATCGATCGCCTGATCTTCTCTACCAGGATGGAGGCGGAACCCGGTCTCGCTCTTCCAGTCGCCGGCTGCGCCACGCAGCAGCTTGCCATCCGCCCAGATGCGCCCGACCGACAGGATCGGCCGCGCCGAAAGCGCGACTGCGAACGAGGCCGCATAGGAATAGGTCGTCGTCCGCCCACCCGATTTGCCCCCGCCGGCGCTGTTCGCCTGCTCGATCAGGTCGGTCGCCCAGATCACCGTGCCCGCCACCCGCATCGTCCCGAACAGCCGCGGAATCGCGCTGCCATAGCTCGATGTCTGCAGGCTCAGATCGGCCATGCGCGGACCGCGTCGTCCCTTGGGCGCAAGCAGCTTGCGGTCGATCTGGCTGCCGATCGCAGCCCCGATCGCGCCGCCGATCGGCCCGCCGGCAAGCGTCCCAATCGCGGTCAGCACAAGCGTCGCCATCAGTCGCTCTCCTCCCAGGCCCCGATCACCACGCCCGTCGGCCGGCCCGGCGTCTCAACCACCCGGCGCAAGGACGCGTCGGCGTGGACGAAGCCTTCCTTTGTGGTGATGCCGACATGAAACTGCCCCGGCCCTGCGGCGATCAGGAGCAGCCGCCCTCCTCCCGCCGGCGTCAGATCGGCTCGCCGAAGCCCGACGCCGTCGATCGCGGCAGCAATGCGCTGTGCCTCGCCCCCGCGTAGCGGATAGTCGGCCGGCACCAGCCGGTCGAAGGCGATAGCCGCTACGCCGATACAATCGAGGCCGTAGCGCGGATCGCGCCCGTGCGGGCGAAAGCGCGCGCCGATGCAGCCGCGCGCCGCGGCGACGATCTCGTCCCGTCCGCGCATGTCAGGCGCCGGGATAGCGGGTGAGCAGGTCGTTGCCGGGCAAATAGGGCTCGCCCCGGAAATTAGCGGCATTGCCAAACCGCGCCGCACAGGTCGCGATCGTTCGGTCGCACCCTTGCGCGATCCGCACCAGCGTCCCAGCGGGCACGAAAGCAGGCGGCTCGCGCAGCGTGATCGCCGCCCCGTCCGATATGGCGATCAGGCTCATCAGCCCGCTATTGGCCCCGTCCATCCACCACAGCCGCCCTTGGCCATAAGCGTTGGCGGTGGGCTCTTCCGTATCCAGCGTGAGCAGGCCGTCGTCCGCCGCGATCACGCGGGCGAAGCGGGTCCGCGGCGCCATATCGACGCGGCACCTCCGGTCGCCCAGCGACGCACGGCATTCGGGCGAGGTCTCTTCCACCACCGGCCGGTCGAGCACGGCGGTCGGCCCCATCATCTCCGCGGTGAACGCGCCGTCGCGCACGCCCACTTGGCCCAGCGTGCCGCGCGCCAGATGCACCGCAGCCGCCCCGGCATCGCTCCAGTCGGCAGCAAACAGCCGCACCGAAGCCCCGTCCCAGCGCCCCGCCTCCAGATCCCCGGCCGTGATCGCGTCGCTCGTCAGCGCACCCGCAATGTCGAGCGTATCCACGTCAAAGCCGTCCGAAAGGCTGATCGCCGACGGCGTCATTCCTGGCGCGGCGCGATAAGGCAGGCCGTCGATCACCAGGTCGCGGTCATGCGCAGTAAAGCCCAGCGACACGCCGTCGCGCCGGTCGATCCGCCAGCACAAGGCAAGCGTGGTGAGGTCCCCCTGCCACCAGTTCATGCAAACGCCTCGCGCAATTCGACCAGCGGCACCGATGGCGCCTCGCCCGCCGCCACCGCTGCCAGGCTGACCTGCAACCGGTCATCCTCGAACCGCACCGGCACGTCGAAACGGAAGCCGGCCGTAACCGTCTGGCCAATCGTAGGCGCGGTCTCGAACGCCACGATCCCGCCCTCGTCCAGCGTCCAGCCTGTCAGCCGCTCGGCTCCAGCCACGCCGACCCGCACGCTGCCCGTCACCGGCCGCGTGATCCGCCGCGCCTCCGCCTCTTCGCCCTCGCCATAGCGCTTGAGCAGCGCAAAGCGCGTCCGCACCCCGTCGCCGGTCCCCAACATCTGGTCGCCAAAGCCCGGCATCCCCGTCATCGCGGTCGAGCTGTCGTCGAACGGATCGCGAAACCGAAATCCCCGCGCAGCGCCCCGTCGCGCCCGGAAGAAACCGATCAGCGCCTGGATATCCTCCTCGGATCGGATTCCCGGCCCCGCATCGAACCGCATCCGCGCCTGCGCCCAATCCGCATTGCGCTGCTCCGCCCCCGATGCGGACGCGACGATCGCGGTCGAGAAAGCGGGCTCTGCGCTCGCCGTGCGCCCGATCGCGATCGGGAAATCGACATCGTCGAACGCCTGCATGTCCGTCTCTCCCCCGATATCGAAATGGACGAAGCCGTCGCGCATCACCTGCGGGATCGCCCAGACGAAGGTCTCGGCATGACCGCGCCGGCGCCCGGCCTCGGCCGCTACCTCGATCAGCGCCCATTGCGGCGTATCTTCGGGGCGCAGCACGAAGCCGCAGAAATAATGGGTGGTCTCCATCGGATAGCCGAGCCGGGCGACCGCCGCCGCGATGCCCCGCCGGGTCGATCCGCTATCGCCCGCGGTCACCCAGTCATAATCTTCCAGCTGCAGCACGTCGAAGGCCGGGCTCGCCCACCCCACCGGCACGTTCGCCCGCTTCAGCTCGGGCGCGCGGGCATCGAGAATGGTCGGAAGATATGCGAGCAGCAGCAGCTCCGCATCCGCCGCCACCGCGCGCACCGCGGCGCAGACCCCGGCCGTCGCCGCCGCCAGCAGCACGCCCGCCGCATCCAGCAGCGCTTTCTGCCCTGCATCCAGCACCGCGAACACGCTGGGAATGGCCACCGGGCTCCCCCCGAACGCGGCCACCGCGGCATCGTCATACAGGCAAGGCCGCCCGTCCGCCTTGACCCACCACCAGGGCTCGCCGATCTGGAAACGCACCGCCTGCCCCGCAACCTGCGCGATTGCGACGAACGCCTGCGCGACCGCCGCGAGATAGCCCATCGCGCCTGCATGCGCGGGCGACAGCAGCGCCGAGGGAGGCGACCAGCCGGTCAGCGCCGGCGATCCATCGGCCGCGCGCTGCTTCCAGTCGTTCCAGCAATGCGCGTCGAACAGTTCGAACGACAGCGACAGGATCACGCCATAGCCCAGCGCCTTGGCGCGACTGAGGAAATCGGCATGCCACGCGGCGCAGGCGGCATTCAGCGCCCCGCCCGCCAGGCTCACATGGAAGCCGCCGCCAGTGCCCTCGAGCCGGAAATAATGGCTCATGCCGACATAATGGTTGATCGGCCCGCGATAGCCGAGCTGGAGCATCGTCCGCAGCAACCGCTCCGGCGTCAGATTATAGCTGTCGTCGAACCCGCTCGCGATCCGCAGGCCATGCGCCGGCACGATCGCATCGCCGATCGCCAGCACCGACCGCGCGCCGTCGCACGCCATCCCACTGAGTTCGACGAACCCTTCCACCGGCCCCGCCAGCGGCGCATCCGCCCCGGTATAGCCCGGCGCGACGAGCGAGATGAACATGCGGTCGATATCGCCCGCCCACACCGGCACCGCCTCGTCGGGCAGCATGAACCCGCCCGCCAGCGCATCGAAATCGAGGCTGACGAGCGCATCCTCGGGTGTCCCCTCGGCATAATTCCACAGCCGCACATACCAGGCGGCCGACCCACCTTCGGCATCGCGCCCCTCGATCGTCAGCGTCGGCCCGTTGACCGCGTCGAGCGCGCGCACGCCCTCCGATTGCCAGCGGAAGCGGAGCGTCAGCCCCCGGAAATCGCGATCGGTCTCATAAGCCAGCAGCGGATGATCGAAACGGTCCTCCGCCTCCCAGATCAGCCCCGCCAGATCACCCTGCTTGTAGAAGACCGTGTCCACCCGCAGCGATTGCGGACCCGTGGTCGTCACCGCCGCCATCATCGGGCGCGGAAAATTGACCGTCCAGAAGCACGGATCGAAGCGCTTGACGAAGCCTTGGGTGGGCCGTTCGCCCGGCCCTGCCAGCCGCCATCCCATCTCAATCCCCCGAAGCGTCTATCGCGCGCGCGACCGCCTGCGCGATCTGCCGCGACGATCGCGCCAGCATGCGCGGTTCGCCGCCCGGCGGCGTCTGGATCGCGATCGAGACGCGCACGTCGCGCCCGCCGCCGGCTCGCAGCGGCGCAACAGTCCCGCTCGCAGTCGGCACAAACATTTCCGGGCCACGCTCGCCGACCAGATAGGCCGCGCCCGGCGAGACCGGCCCGCCCGTCGCCCGTCCCGGCAATCCCAGGATCGCGCCGATCAACCCGGCGAAGGCCCCGCCAGCGCTTCCGCCAGAACCGCCCATCGCCGCCCCAATGCCGTTCCTGATCGCGGCCTCTGCAATCTGCTCCATCGCGTTGAGCGCGATGCTCTTCAGCTCGTCGAAGCCGATCTTGCCGTCGCTCAACACCTGATTGAGTGTTCGCCCGAACGCGCGTGCCGCCCGCTCGGCGTCCTTGCCCAAACCGTAGTCAATCTTCTTCTTTATCTCGACCAGGTCGTGGTCAAAGCCCCTCGTGTCGGCGCGTACCGCGATCAACAGGCTCTCGATTTCCTCATCCATCCGGAAATATCCCCTTGAGCCGCGCCAGATCGCCGGCATCTGCGGTCGAGGCCTCGCCGCCGCCAAGCGCCGTGATCACCACCGCCAATTCCTCGGGCGTCGCGCACCAGAACTCGTCGGGCCGCCAGCCGAGCAGTGCCCCTGCGAGCCCCGCCAGCCTTGCCGCGCCGTCCGCAAAATGCGCGCTCATCGCCCTTTCAGGATCTGCTCGATCAGCGTCCGAAGCGCCGGCGTCACCGCCGCCAGCCCCGCCTCGACCACCGCCTCGCCCAGCCGCTCGCGCGTCAGCCCCGCGGGCGGTTCGCGCAGGCAATGCCAGAACAGCGCAACGAGCTCGCCCAGCGCCAGCGATCCCGCCGCCGCCCGCTCGACCAGCGCGAACAGCGGCCCCAGCTCGGCCTCCGCCGCCACCAAAGCGGCAAAGCTCGGCCGCAGCACCAGCCGCGCCCCGCTCACCGTCAGCGCCGCCTCGCCCCGCGCTGGATTGGCCGGCCCGCTCACAGAGTCGTCACCTGACCCGAGCTTTCGAGCGCCAGCGTGTAACTGCGCTCCCCGTTGAAATCGCCAGAATAGTCCAGCCGAGTCAGCAGGAACCTACCCCGCATCCGCTCGCCGCTCTCGAACGACAGCTCGTAATCGTCGATCAACCCGGCAAGCGCATTGCTCTTCAGCCGCGCCTCCGCCGCCGATCCGGTGAACACCCCACTCCCCGCCACCGAAACGCTCCGCGTCCCAGCACCCGACAGGAGCTCACGCCACCCGCCCGAAGCCTTGTTGGTGATCACCACTGTCTCGCCGTTGATTGAAAGCTGCGTCGTGCGCAGCCCTGCCACCGTCGCATAGGTCGGCGTCGACGCTCCATCGCCCACCTTCAACAGGAAGGCGCTTCCCTTTTCCGCTGCCATGTCTGTCTCCTAAAAACCCCTCTCCCCTTGGGGGAGAGGGAGGGACCCAGCCGAAGGCTGGGAGGGTGAGGGTCCGAACAAGGGCAAGCCCTTGCTAAGTCTCCAGCGTCCGCACCCGATATTCGACCGATCCGGCCCAGGGCCCGCCCACCGCGCGCACGATCCGACTCCGCACCAGCACCCGCGACACGATCCGGTTGGTCGGGAGCGCCGCCCCCATCGCCTCGATCGCCACCTCGATCTCGCCGACCAGAGCGTGCAGCCGCGCAGCCCGCCCCGCCTCGTCCCAGACCGTCACCGCCAGCCGGTGCTCGCGCCCGCGCCCGCTCTTGTGGCTCCAGTCCGAACTCAGCCCGTCGCCGATCACGATATAAGGGAATGCCGCCCGCGCCGGCGGTCCATCGAACACGCCGCTCGCGACACCCTCGATCCCGTCTGCGCCCGCCAGGGCCGCCACAAGGGCCGCTTGCAGCTCGCTTGCCGCGCTCATCCCCGCCTCCCCGCCAGCCAAGCCAAATCCCGCAGCCGCGCGTCGGTGATCCAGCGCAACCGCAGCCTCCGCCCGGTCAACCGAAGCCCATCGGGCACCCGCTCCACCGTCACGTCACGCGGCAGCGTCTCGGCCGCCTCCGCCTCAAGTCGACCGATCGCGCGCACAACCGCCGCCTCCGTCCGCCGCGCGATCATGGCAATTCCTCGCCGATCGCCACGATCCGGTCGGGCACGCGCGGATCGAGCCGCAGCTCGCGCACCATGATCGACGCCCAGTCCCATTCGACCAGATCGCCCACCAGGATTTCGCACGGCCGCATCGTCACCTGCCACACCGGCCGGGCCGACGCGGCATCGGCGGAAAAGAACGTGCCGCGCCCCTCGGGCTCGAGCGCCGCCCAGACCATGCCACGAAAGATCAAGTCCGCCGCAGCCCCGCCCAGCGCATCGCGCCCGTCGCCCAGCCCGAACACCCGCACCCGCTCGCGCAGCCGTCCGGCAAAGCCCGCGCTCATGCGATCCGGATCCGCCGCCACGGCCGCCACAGAGCAGCTACCGCCGCCGGCGGCGCACCTTCGTCCGCCGCATCGCGATGCGTGTAAAGATGCCCCGCCAGCCGCACGACGCCCTGCCGGATCGGCTCGGGCAGCCCGTCCCAGTCGCTCGCCAGCCCGGCGGTATAGGTCACCTCTGCACGGGTCGCCCCGCCTGCCGAGGTGACCCGCACCCAGCCATCCCCCGCCGCATCGACATCGACCGCATAGGCTGACACCGCCAGCACGGTCGCCGCGCCGTCCGCAGCCACTCCCGCTACGCTCGCGATACCGCTCACCGGGGTCCGCCCCAGCCGCCGCCAGCCGCAGTGCGCAGGGATCGCCTCGCGCATTGTCCGCGCTATCAGCGCCTGGCCGGTAAAGCCTTCGCCATGCCCGATCGCCACAGCCAGCAGCCGCCCGATCAGCGCATCCTCGCCGTCCGTGACAATGCGCAGATACGCCTTGGTTTCATCGATCGGCGGCGTGCCGATCGTGATCGGATCAGCCCGCGTCATCGGCCCCTCCCCGCGCACGCCGCCGCACGCGCCACCTTCATGGCGTGCCCGCTAACCCCGTCCATCTCTGTCTCCCGGATGTGCCGGCGGTCAGCCCTGCTCGGCGAAAAAAGCTTCGACAGCCGCGAACATCGCCTCGTCCGATACGGGCGGCGCGATCCGTTCAGTGCGGTCGCCGTCCACCAGGGTCAGCCCGCCATCGGCATCGCGCGCGACGCAGCGATACGATTCCTCGTCCATGTGATCCTCCTCAGGCGATCTTGATGCAACCGATGGGCACGCCCGCGCTGCCCGTGGCGAGCGTGCTTGCGCCGAAGCTCGATGGCAGGCCGCCGGCGTAGGTCGCACCGCTGCCGATCACGCCGCTCGCGCTGTTCGTGGCGCTGGCCTGTGTGACGTTCTGCATCGATGTGGATCCGGTCAGCTGCCCGATGACATGTTCGGTCGTGCCGCCGATCGTCTGCACCAGCGGCGCGCCATTCAGGATCGTCGCGATCCAATACCAGCCCGGTGCCACCGCCAGATTGCTCGGAAAGGCCGAAAAGGCATCGCCGGTGCCGGTGGTCGCAACCGATCCGCCGGCCGCCAGCAGCCCTGCGGGCCTTCCGGCGCTGTTCGCGTAGAGGCCCATTTTGATCGCGGTGCCGGCGGCACCGGTCGACACCCGCACGCCCACGCCCGCCGCAGACACGCGCTGGGCAATGTAGATCGGTGCCGCATAGAGCGTATCCGCAACCGGCCCGATCGAGCTTACCGCGCTCGTATGCGCAACCGCATAGAAGCATCCCGACACATAGCCGGGATGGTCCTGGCTGTGCGGAAACCACAGCGCCGCCCCCGCGCTCGCGTCGATGCAGCGCCAGACCATTCCGGTTGCGCTGTTGAACCAGCTCGATCGATGGCAAAGCCCGCCGCGCCGTCGCTGGCCGAAGTCGGGTCGCTCGTGGCCACGTTCGACTTGGGGTTGCTGCTCGCGATGGTCAGCCCGTTGCCAGCGTCATTGTAAGACAGGCTGATGCCGTTTCCTGCCGCCAGGAAGGCCGCGATCATGTCCTGCATCGCCTCGGTCAGCGTTGCCGCACCGATCATGTAGGTCAGGATCTGTGCCGGGGTGATCCTGACGTTGCTGCCGCCCTGCACCCCGGCCAACAGCTCCGCCCCGCCCAGCGCCGATGCGGCGCCCAGCTGGGAAATCTTCAAATCTGCCATGATTCTACTCCAGCAGCAGCGCGTCGCCGCCTTCCAGCAGCAAGCGATCGCCGCTTTCCAGAAGGGCCGCGATGCCGGGGCTCCGCGGGCGGATGACCAGCCCGATGAACAGGCCCAGCACGCTCAGTAGAGCGCCAATATGTCGGCCGCGGTGGTCCCGGTTGCGCGCACATACTGAGCGCGAAACGGCAGCACCGTGCCCGACGGCACATTCTTCCAGATCTGTTCGGCCGTGTCGTTCATGCCCCGCATGGCGATGGTGCCACCGGAACCGACGAACAGCCCCTTGGGAATATCGGCCAGCGGATTGGCGTCGTCCGGCGTCACCGCCACGGTGCGCGTCGCTGGCGCATAAGGCGCATCAGCCACGCCTGCAAAAGCATTGGTCATTCTTCCTCCAATCCCCTCTCCCCGTGGGGGAGAGGGATGGGCCCATCGCGCAGCGATGGGAGGGTGAGGTCCGAGAAACGAAGGCGCTGCTTACGAAGCCGAAAACTTCATCAACTTGATCGCCTCGCTGTTGGTCACCCCGCCGCCGATCCGCTTGACCGCATAGAAGTGCACGAACGGCTTGTGAGAGAACGGATCGCGCAGGATCGCGGTCTCGGCCCGCTCGGCGATCAGATAGCCCGCCCGGAAATTGCCGAACGCGATCGACAGCGCGTTGGCGGCGATATCGGGCATGTCCTCGCTCTCGACGACCGGATAGCCGAGCAGCGTGTCCGGCCGCCCCTCCATCAGCCCCGGCTGCCACAGGAAGGCGCCGTCCGATGTCTTGAACTTGCGGATCGCCGAAAGCGTCGCCGAATTCAT